TGGTCTCCGCCGCGCCGCCGCCAATGCCCTGCGCCGCAAGCTGCTGGGCAAGGGTGCGCTGGTTCATCATCTTGTTGATGTACGCTTGCTGCAAGGCGCTGTCTGTGGCGCTGTTCAGCTGGCCCTGGCCGTACTCGTAGTCGGTTTTCTGCTGGGCCGAACTGCGCTGGTAGGCTTCCTCACGCGCTTTGCGCTGTGCCTCCTGCGCGGCTCTCATCTGCTCTTCTGCCCGGCGCTGGGCTTCTGCCGCCTGCTGCTGGGCCGCCTGTAAAGCGCTCTGCATCTGGTTGATGTAGCTTTGCATATAGTCGTTGTTCTGCTGCGGTGCGCTGTAACTCTGCTGCGGCTCACTGTACGTTGGCGTGGATGCCACCGTGGCCGGGGCTGTGTAGGTGGTCTTTGGCTGGCTCACCGGCTGCACAGGCTTGGTATACGTCTTCTTTGGGGCCGTATATTTGTTGCTGCCGGTCGTATATGTTTTTCTGCTGCCATACTGGTTTACTCTGTTCGTGCCGGGTTTAACGTAGTAATCTTTTGTAGACCCTGTAACTGGTTTCGGCATACATCATTCCCCTTTCTTCTCGCTCTGCGTGCCAAAATAAAAGGCCACGACCATTGTCACAATGGTCATGACCGTGTCAGGCTGTAGCTTGCTCTGTAATGCCATCACGGCAAAAACCGCAACAACCACAAGCGTCACAATGGTTTTCACCTTGATAAGCGCTGCCAGATTTTTTAAAAAATCGCCCATAGATATACACTCCATTTCAGCCGATCAAATGATTCTGCAAGTTTTCCTTTGCTTCTGCTTTCAAATGGTCTTAAAACGCACGGAAAACGCACGGAAAACGCACGGAAAACGCACGCGTGCGTTCCAATCGCACTCACTGCATTTCAGCAAGTTATTTTCCGTCCAAATCGTGTAGGCGCATTTCGTGGCTGTGCAAAATCTCGTCTTGCTCTTCGTTGTGCTCCCACAACCGTTTATGGCTCGTACTGTTGCTCCTGTCGTTATCCTGCACCTGCTTCACCACACTGTCCAGCAGCGCCTTCAACTGCGTGATACTGGTATTTAGTTTTAAAAGCGGTGTTGTGACAGTGACAATCAGTCCAGCAAGTACAACAATGTCCTTGACGATATCCCAATCTGTCATTTTTCACTTCCGTTCCGGGCGTCAGGCCCATTCAGATTTATACAGCCCGGCATCCGTCAGGCCGCGCTGTTTGCACAGCAGATAGATTGCATCTGCGTCCCCCTGGCTCACCGGCCCGATGGTAATCACTTGTAGCTTGCTTGCGGGCTTGTCCACCGCAGGCAGAGCCTTTACCAGATGATTCAAATCAACCACGGCAGTGATGCCCGGCACGCTGCCCTTCGCGGCCTGCCCATACTGGTGGATGTAGCGCGGCAATGTCTTGTCGTAGTTCGTGCGCGTGTCGGCCAGCCAACCAATGTAGTCTTCACACAGATAGGCGTAGTCGATGTTTGCGCTTGCAAAGGCCGTGAAGGTGTAAATGCCAGCGGTGAATCCGTGCGTCTTGGCCTTTTCACAAAATGCCATTGCGATTGCGGTGCGCTGGTCTTTCGTCAGGTTGTCAGCGCGGCCATCGCGTTCCTCACGGCTCCATTCGGCATCGAAAAACAGCGGGTAGCCAGTCGGGGCAAGTTTCGCGCAAAAGTCGGCTTCCTCGCGGGCTTCGTCCACCGTGACCGCCTGTGAGAAGAAATAAAAGCCGAACAGTTTTCCGGTTGCTTTTGCCCCTGCAAGGTTGGCGTCGAACTGTTCGTCCTTCATCAGTTTTCCGTTGCCATAACCGCGATATCCGATGCGAACAATAGCACGGTATGGAACCTTTGCCCAGTCAATAGCGCCCTGGTGGTGGGAAACATCAATCAGCACTTCCTCGCTGCTGGGCTGTGCAGCGTCCGCAGGTCTTTCTACGGCGTGCTCTCCGGCGCGGTAGGTAAATACCTGACTGCTCGCCGTGGTGAAGTCGCTGTCCAGCCACACAAGCGGGTTGGTGCGCTTGCCGTTCAGCAACACCTCAAAATGCAGGTGTGCGCCGAACACGTTGCCGGTCACGCCGCTGTACCCGATGAGCTGACCCTCTTTGACCTGCTGGCCATATTTGACGACGTACTCAGACAGGTGCGCGTACCGCGTCTGCAAAGTCTTTCCCTTGTAAGGCGCGTGTTTGATGCGCATCATATTGCCGTAGCTCTGCATCCCGGTTCTCGTGTGGCCGTCCCAGTTCTGCGTCTGGTCAACTGTGCCGTCCTCTGCCGCGTAGACCGGGCGCTTGTAATCCGTGCCGTTCTGGGTGCGCAGGTCAACGGCCTGGTGCAAACTGCCGCCATTGTAATACCAGCCTTGTGTTACAACGTGCAGGTCAAGCGGCCAGTGAAGCAGCACCTCGCCGTTCGATAATCTCATGATATCAACTCCTTAAATTTTCGGCCGCGCGGCCCTCAAAGATTCCGGTTTGTTTCACTTTTTCGTCCTTTCTCCCCGCATGGGCGGGGATTATTTGCAAATGTAGGATAAGCTAAATACAATATTGGCATTCGTTAAATTCCCATCGCCCCAGTTGCTAATGATAATATATCCGTCAACAATTCTCGCGAGTACACCATTAAATAACGTTTTGCCAATGCCGGTGCGCGCTATAACCACACTCACACACGCATCATTATCTACGGCTTCAAACGGGAGCTTGCCGATGCGGACATTTCCCCACTCGGGAATCGTTGTCACGAACGCGTTTGATGAGCTGCACTCAATGAGTACAAGCCGACCGTATCGTGTCCAGTGCACATTACTGGCGCCGTCGATTGTCCCAGTTTCGACTTCCGTAGCTGCTGCCACCGCTGCCGGGCTGGCCGCCCAGCCGTCCGCAGCAGTCTTGCTGTCGTCTGCCGTATCGCTCACGCGCACGTCACCGGGAATGTCAGCCCCGCCGGGCAGCTGGTAAAAGGGGTTGCGGGTTGCGCTCATAAGCAGCACCTGTGCAGCTTGCACAAGGCTGTCTTACGGCAGCCCCCCCGAACGGTTACGTAGTTTCGTCATTTTGTTATACCTCCTTACAGGTAATAAAGTGTTATGTTAATCGTCTTTCCAATCATTGTCGATAAAGAATTTTGGTTTGTATTACCGAAACACCTAAAATTCATCCCGCTTCCATAATCGACTTGTGGCACAAGTAATGCTTCGGAACAAATATATTGCAATGCCATTTTAAAGTCTTTTGGATATGGGAAAAAAGCAATGTTGTATTGGTCAACCGTAAGGGCTGTTGTTATTTTTTTAAAGTCAGTGGGGGGGGTGACGGCATACGGATTATTTGTAGCATTCATAATATTCTCCTTTCACGCGATGCGGCGGTAACGGTACGGGGCGATATAGGGCTGCATATTGTTGTGGGGCTGATTGCCACCAGTACCAACTGCTACCACGTTGAAGCCGTGGATTTGTGAGCTACTAATAGCGCCAATGCTCTGACCAGTGACCACCGGCGCAGATGTAGCGCCGTTCGCAACCAAAGAAAATGTGGGGTTTCCATTTGTCGCCAGCGAATGTCCATGCGCTGGCATTTCATCCACGTTCAGCGTATGCTCTTTCTCGCCACCGGTAGCCCCCGCGGCATATTCCCCGCCAGCGCCCACCGTAACCCGGTCGGTTCCGTACCGTTCCCACGTGCCGTACCCATAAACAGCAGCAACTTTTTCGGGTGTGCTCAAATCCGGCGCGCCGATAAGCCCGGTTCCGTCCCACTCAATGATGCCGCCGATGGGCACATAATGGTATCTATAAGGATTGTCTACCATTACCGACTCACCTCCACCACAAACACCGCCGCACTCGTCGGTGCTGCGTTCGCATAAAACTTAACCACTCCAGCCCCGGGTTCCAGCGCGGCTACAATACGCACCGCATCCGTAACTCTCGTGCGGTCGCTTACCGCAATCCGGCTGTCTGCCGTCACGCCGGAAACTGTGACGGTGGCGCACTGCGTATAACTTGTGCTGGTTCCGTCGTCCCACGCCACGCTATAATCGCCGGTTGTCCAGGCGCTAGCCGCCACCGTTACGGTTTTATAACTGTGCGCCGCTTCTGCGCCCACATCCTCCGCATTCAGCCATACCGATTCCCCGGTCTTGCCGTTCACGTTCTGGATAACACCGGGGTCGCCTTTCTCACCCTGCGGGCCTGTCGCGCCGATGGGGCCTTGCTCACCTGTCAAGCCCTGTAGGCCCTGCGGCCCGCGCTCGCCGGTTTCTCCTTTTTTCCCCTGGATGCCCTGCGGCCCTTCCGGGCCAACTTCACCCTGCGGGCCAACGGGGCCCGTCTCACCGGTAGCACCTTGCGGCCCCTGCGGCCCCTGTGGCCCCTGCGGGCCTTGCAAACTGCCGATTGGGTTCCATTTCTTGGCGTCAACGTCCCAAATGTGTACAACGTTGGCTGTCTCGCTGCCCACCGCGTAGGCATCGCCCTTATTGCCGGCGGGGTGCGCTGCTTCCAAAAGTGTCAGTCTGTCATAGCGCCCCAGCACAACAAAGCTCGTGCCGTCTGCGCCCTTCTCACCCTGCGGCCCCTGCGGGCCTGTCGGGCCTGTTGCGCCGGTCGGCCCTTGTGCGCCGGTCAATCCCTGCACGCCGCGCGGGCCTTGAATGCCCTGCGGCCCCATAGGGCCAATATTGCCCTGTGCACCCGCTGGCCCCTGCGGGCCTACCGGGCCTTGCGGGCCTTGTGCGCCGGTATCGCCTTTGCGCAGTGCTATCTGTGTTACGCCGCCATTGTCCGTCACGGTCGCGCCCATAAACTGCATCCGGCTGCGCTGCGGCATTTCCTCGCCGCCATCGTCCAGTATCAAATGGCCGCTGCTGCCGGTAGCTTGCCAGGTCTTGCCGTCGTTGCTCGTCTCAAGGACTTTATCGCCGTTCAACCGGATATACAGGCAGCCGCCCTCATTGTGGGTGCGGTTTTCCAGTGCCATTTCGTTCAGGGCCGTCACAAGCTGGTTGAAAATCGGCACAATGACTTCTCGCGGTATTTCGTCCATGACCCGCTGCATCTCTGCCGTGCTGTATCCCGGTGTGTCCGGCTTGCCAACGTTGCCCTTGCCGCTCAAATCGGCAGGTAATATTTCTCTGAATGCCATTTCCTCACCCCTTAAAGTTTCCGTTTTCCACAAATTCTGTGGCAATCTGCATCAAGCCAAAGGGCTGGTTCAGTTCCTCGTTCACAAACCGGAACCGCGCCTTGTCCACCCGCTTGATGCGTATTTTGTTGTGCAGCGTTCGCGCCGTCTGGTCGTTGGAGTAGGTGAACTGGTGGTATACCAACTGGGAATAGGTAAAATACCGGCTGTGCAGTTCGTCCTTCCATATCTGGTTCCAGATGCCGCGCTTCATGGCAAACACTGTCACGCTCGTGGCCACGCTGGGGGCCATTTGCAGCGCCAGATAGCGGAAACTCTTGTTCTTGTAAAACAGTGCCCCCATCAAGTCCGGCGTCTCCCACGCGGCGCAGATAGCCTTGCCGTCGTCGTTGTAGCTTGTCAGCGCTTCGGTGTCGTTGTAAAACCGATAGATTTTCCCCTCGGCAGAGCCAAAATACAACCGCGTATCGCTCACCCACATCACCCGCGCCGGGATGTTCGTCTCATAAAAACAGGCGTACTGCCGGGTGGAATACGGCTCGTTTTTATTCGCGCCAAGGTTCTGCTGTCCGTCCAGCACATAGGCAACGCCGTTCAGGCACAGCCAGTACATATCCTTGTATACACAGGCGTAGGCGTCGCCCTTCCCTGCTTCGGCCAGCAGCTTGCCGTTCATGTAGTAGCTGCGGTTCTGGCTGAATCTCTCGCCCACAATGTCACTGGGCGTGATCGCATAGATGCCTAAGTTCGTCAAAAACATTGGCTCGTTCGCGCAGTAGGCAAAACTGTATTTGGCGATTGCGCCCGGCCCCTGGATCGTGTTCGTAACAGGGAACGCCGGTTCATTGTCCACCAAATTGCCCTGCCGGATAATCACGTTTCGGTCTGTCTCGTGCTCATCCTTGTGCGCCGCTATGCGGTTTTCAATGATGGAATATCCCATGATGGCACTTTTCTCTGTGCCAACCTTGCTGTACCCGGTATCGGGCCAGTAGGTCAAGTCATACTGCCCGCTGTACCAGTCCTGGTTTGGATAGTCCGGATTCCCGCTTAAAAACAGGCGGTCGGTCGCTCCGTTCACGCCGAACAAAATGCCGATATTACATTTGTTGATTCTGTCCGCATAGCCTTTCACGGTACGGCTTGCGGTGATCTCAATGTTATCCTCGCCGGTAACAGGGCTTTTCCCCGGCGCAGTGTTGAACGTTACCACCCCCGTTGACGCATTGCAGCTGTATCCGCTGGTCATTGTCTCCCAGCTGCCGTTGCTCGTCAGCTTGCGCACTGTCACATTGGCGCTGTCCAGACCGGAAAAACTCAAATGGTACTGGGTGCTGGTTCCGTCTGCTGAAAAAAGTTCTTTGAACTTCGGCTGCAGCAGGTTCAACGCGTCATACTGCTTGCCGCCGCCGGACGGTGCTTTTGCAATCGTCAGCGTCGGGATGCGGGCATTGTCGCTTGCTTTCTTGATGGTACTTCCGTCATAGACCAACAGGCATTTGCCGTCAGCAATGTACAGCTTATCGTCCATCTGCCAACTGCTGCTCCGCGCATCGGCCATCCCGGTATAAATGGCAGACCCGATGCCGCTGCCGCTCGTCGGTTTCAAATACAGCGCCGTGCCCGCATGAATCAGCGTCTTGTCTTTCAGAATATGGCAGCCGTTGATGCGGGCCGGGTAGGTGTACAGCTTTTCATATCCCATTCGTTTGCGGACCTTGCCGGGTTCCGAACGGATGATGTTCTGCGCATTGGGGCTTTGGCTCGTGCTCACGTTGGCCGTGTTGCTCGTGTAGTCGATGCCCAGCAGCTTGTCGATCACCAGCTTGGAGCGGCTGATGGGCGTCGGAATACTGAATGTCGCCATCCTTACCACCACCCTGTATTGCTGGTAAATTCCTCTTTCGTCACAGCCTGCGGGTTGCGCAGCCGTTCAAAAGCGGTTTCAAATTCGTTGCGGTAGTAGGTTGCCACCGTAATGTCATCGTCCTTGTACAGCTGGCTTGCCATGTACAGCGGCAGCAGTACGGCCGCGTCATCCGGCAGGTCGATCACCGTGTCGTCGGCGGTGGTCAGCGTCAGCATCTCGGGCTTTGCGTCATAAAAAAATTCAAACTCTCCCGCATAGCTGTCCGGGAATACCAGATACTTGCCGCCGTACAGTACAATGCCGCTCACCGGTGTGGGCGTTCCGTCGGTCATCTTGTAGATTTCCATGACCCCGGTGCGCCAGAAATTGGGCACTGTCTTTTCCAGGTCAACGGTCAGCGGCACGTCCGCCTCTTTGGTAAAACGGCAGCTTTTGCGCAGGTATCGTCCCGCCGTGCACAGCATTTCAATGGCTTCGTTGGCGGCCTGCGGCATGGCGTTCATGTACTCTTTGTTCGATTCATCCGGGTTCGTGATATCCGTTCCGTCAGAACTGAACATTTTTTGTAAGGTTGCCAGTTTGATTTCCTTCCAGGTCAACAGCATTCACCCCCTGTTCCATCTGCCGCTGTGCTTCCAGCTGCTTGTTGATATCTTCCAGCACCGTTGCCGCGTAAGGGTATCCGGTGCTCTTGTTCCATGTCCAGTAGGTTCTGGATGTGTTCAGATTGCCGATGGGGCCAAACGCGCCCGCCTGGAAATCCACCTTTGCCATATCCCACAGCCGTTCACGGTTGCTGGCAAGGTTGCTTGCCGGGTCTACCTCAATGATAAATTCATCGTTCCAGTACAATTCCCCGGCGGCGTCCCGCTTCAAAAACTCCATGCGGTCAAAGTGCCCGTACTGCTGTTCGCCGTCCACGTCGGTATCCGTCATGGGATACGGCTCATCCGCATACGCCAGCAAAAATTCAAACATCTTGCGGTACAGCTTGGCGTAGGCGTTGTTCTTCATCTCCCGCTTGGACTGCAAACGGCCCGCGCTCTGGTTCGCGCTGAACTGCTTTGCACTGCCGGATGTCGCGGAAGAATCATATTTGCCCTGGAACGCGTCCGTAATGCCCAACGTCGATTTCGCCCAGTTGTAGTTGTATTCCAGCATATTCTGGTCGTTCTGCACGTTGGGCTGCACGTTGATAACATCGATCATGCTGCGCTGGCTCGGGTTTTCCACGCGCAGGATTTTCAATTCGTTGTCGTTCAGTTCTGCCTGCACACCATCCGGCAAAATGACCCAGCTGCCGCCTTTCAGCAGCTTTTCCTGTATCTTCGTGCCGTATTTGTTGATGGCCTGCTGCTGGTCGGCCACAATGTCCACATCCGATACCCCCAGGAACATATCCGATGCCGCAATGTTCACCCGTTCAATGATGGGGAATCCGTGCGGCTTGTATGCGGGAATTTCGTTGGCCTGCATCTCGCCGGGCATCAGGATAACTTCTCCGGTGTCGTTGTCCAGTTGTACACTGCCGTCCGGGTTCATGATGGGCACATCCTCGCCCTGTACCTGGGCGGGCAAAACCTCGCCGCTGCTCAACATCACATCCTGCGTCAGGGTAAGCGTTTGCACGGGCTGTTCCTTGAACTTCTTGTTCCCGCAAACACATACATCCCCCACACGCCGCCGTCCGCATTTTGTGCAGACTTCCGCAGTGCGTGCGTAATAATCGGGGAAATCTTCCAACACCTGGCTCCCTACCCAGCTGAACATTCCCACTGTGCCCTTGTCGTGCTTGTAGTAGACAATGTTCTGGGTCACAACGCCTGTGTGGGTGCTGCCGTCGTCTCCGCCCCGGGCATCCGGCGCATCTTCGGTGTCGGTGTCCAGCTTAATGTCGTACCGCGCTTCCAGAGCCTCTTTGCTCTTGGATATCTGCACAAACACATAATCCATGTCGTCCAGCTTGTACACGCCCGGCTGCGGGATGACCTGGCGCGGGTGTCGCATCTCGATTTCCACGTCGCCCAGTGTGCAGTGATACCCAGCCGCCGGGTTCCATTCTACATGGAAAAAGTCAGCCCCCTGCACCGGCACGGTGCGCTCGCTGCGGTCGTTCAACTCGGTAAAGTGCATCCGGCGTGCCTGGTTGCGCAAAAGGCTTTCCAGCTTGCGGGCCTTGTCCTCGTCCTCCCGGTGGATGGCCGTCACCTTCGGCAGCGGGTAGGTCGAATCCACCTGGCTCTCAATCAGCTCATAGATGATGTTGCGCACATTGGTGGCATCCTTCTTGGCCCCCTGTATCTCGTGGCTGCCGTAGTACATGGCCTCGCGCTTGCGCATCTTTTCCAGCGTGCCGCTGTATGCAGCTTTCGCGCTGGATAGCTTACCCTGCCATTTTTCAAGGTCTTTTGTCTGCTTATCGTCTTTCTTCATATCGTCACTCCTGTGGGGTCACGCCCCCGCAAATGTGATAAAAAAGCGGCCCTGCCGTAGCAGAGCCGCTAAAATTACTGCTTCTTGGTTCGCCGTTTCCGGGTAACTTCCCCTTGGGGCAAGCTGTCAGTGCCCGGGTGAGCCTCGTCGTTCTCTACTGCCCGGGAATAATACGTCCCGTCCTTGTTCACAGCTTCCACAACATACAGCCGCTTGCCGTCCTCAAAGGTATCCCCGATTTTCAATCCTTTAGGAACCATGCTGCACCGCCTTAGGTCAGAGTTCTACCAGCAGCAGCGCCGCCCAAAATAACGTGCCGCCAATCTCCGAAACCGGCGCTGAAACGGCCACGGCAGGAAGTGATCAGATCCTGCGTCAGCGTGTCCACGTTCTGGAAGGTCTCCATCGCGGTACGGTCATAGAACACATTGCCCAGCAGGTCCTTGTTGGCCTGGGAACTCATGATGATATAGGGGTTGCTGTCCTCCGCAGCCTGCCAATGATGGTCAACGATCAGCTTCCACATACCCTTGTTGACGTTCACGTCATTGAAGTTGCTGCCGACCTGCTGGTCACTGTTGGCAATTTTCTTTGCCAGCACGATCATGTCAGGGCGGTTGGCAGGCAGGATGATGGTGTCGAACACATAGCCCATGTGGTTGCCGGAGGCATTCATGAAGTTGAAGCCGACGTTCGCCAGCTTGTTCAACATCGTGTCATCGGTGCCAAGCGCGTTGGTGAACACGTTGGACTGTGCGGCAACGCCGGTCTTGCCGGAGTGGTCTGTGGCAAACAGGGCCTTGCCGTCCGCAGTGGTGGAATCCAGCCCGGTCTTTGCGCCGTAAGTAAAGGTCGCGGCGGCGCTGGTCAGTGCGCTGGACGCAAACACGGCGCGGCTGCGCTTGTAGGCACGCACATAGGCTGCGGCGCGGGCAGCGGCCATATCAAACTGGTTGTCCTCGATCATCGTCTTGGTGATGCGGAACGCCTTCTTGAACTCCGAATGCTGGATAAGTTTGGGCTCCACCTCGCCGAAATCATCCAGCGGGCTGGACGCGCCCTCATCGACCAGATCAAAGTTGGAGAAGGTAGACATACCTGCGATCTTCTCTCCGAAACGCTTGGACTTCTTGACGTTGAACAGCGCTTTCACAAGCTCGTCATCGTTGTTCTTCTCGTTGTCGGTGTCTTTCATTTTCATGGTGAGCAGGTCAGCCCACTCATTCCAAAAATCATTGGCAAGGCCGCTTGCCTTACTAAAAATAACTGCCATAGTCAGTCTCCTTTACACAAAAATCAAATTGAGTTGTAGAGCTTCTGTAGCTCCTCTTCGCTCTTGTCCGGGAAATACTCACGTGCTTTCGCAAGCATCCCACTGCTCATGGTCTTTTCCTTGCCCGGCATATTGGCCCCTCCGTGGGACGCCAGATGTCCTTTGCCGCGTGCCGCGTTGATAGCCGCCTGTCGCCCTGCCGCTGTGCCGCTCTGTACGGCTTTGCCATAGTTGACTGCCTTATAGGCCGTCACCATATCCAGGCCCTTGTTCTGCACCAGGTTCACGATCTCACCAAAATTCTCCATGTTGGCAAGATCAGCAACACTTTTCAGGCCCGGTTCCAGCTTTTGCAGTTCGGCAAAATCAGCGTTGAACGCCGCCTGCGCCTCATCGTTTACCCTTGCGGCTTTCAGCTCCTCCATCTCGGCTTTCAGCTGTGCTTTCTCCGGGTCGTTGTCAATGATGCGCTGCAAGGCGGCACGCTGTTCTGCCGTCTGGTTGGCCGTAGCCTGTTCAATGGCTTTCTGTCTGGCAATGCGGTTCTGGGCATCCATCGCGTCAAAGTAATCCTGCATCGTATGGATAGCCGCGCCGGTCTCGGGGTTCTTGTACCCGGCAAATCGCTGTGCAAACTGTCGGTCTACGCGCTGCTGTGCCTCTCGCTCGCTGCGCTGGCGGGCAATGGCCCATACATTGTTGGGAATTTCCGGTTCCTGCGCGGGGGCAGTTTCCGTACTTTCCACATCGGTTTCCACGTTTTCAACAGTTTCCACGTTTTCTTCCGGGGTGTTCTCAATCTGGTCGGCTACGCCAGCGGTCACGCCGTTCTCAAACTCGTCCATAGGTTCCTCCGCGTACAACGCCCGCCGGCTAAAAATTTGTATAAAAGAAGCGCCTACCATCTCTGGTAAGCGCTTCTTCTATCGTAGTTGTAGGGGGCGGCGTCCTCGACGCCCCGCTCCTGCCTTCCCCTGTGGGGCTACGCCCGCAGTGTGTCGCTATTCCCCCGCTTCTCCTTGTGCCCCCACCGGGTAATTCACCCGCATCACCGCAACGTCGGGGGCTTTTTCCCCCATTACGTGCCCAAAATCAGGGCACTGCTTGTTCCGGCAAATGAATTTCAGCACTTCGTGCTCGGAATCGGTGCGGCACTCTATGCCGCAGGTCTGGCATCTCATGCAGGGCTCCCCCATTTCTCAATCAGCATTTTGCGGTCACTCGGGCTTGCATTCTTGTAATCCTCGTACATATCCGCCGTCCAATGCCGCTTTTTGATATTCACCGGCTTTTTCGCCGGGCTTGTCCACCAAACGCAAAAATAGCGCAACGCATCTGGGAAATGCGTCAATCCGTGCGGATTCTTCGCATACACATCAGGGTTTTTATCATCCTTCTGTATCTTCGTCAGGCACGTCCACAACTCGCCCGGCTTGTAGAATGTCAGATACCCCTTCCCTGTTTTCTCGTCCTTGCGCAGCCATTGTTTCATGGCCGCACACCCGGCAGGAAAATCGCGGGAACTTTGCACCAGCGGCAGATGCGCTTCGCTGAACAGCTGTGCACGGCTCTTGCCGCTCTCCTGGCTGCGGTTCCACAAATCAGGCGGCGCAAGATACATATCAATTTCCTCGCCCTCGGAATCTCGCAAAATCAGGTCTGCCGCCTCGCCTATCGTCTTGTTCGGCCCGCCGTCCACCCGGTACACCGTTGCATGGTTGTTCGGGTCAACAGCAATCCAGATAGCCGCCAGCATATCAAGGCCGTAGTCGATCGCCACATAGCGTCTAAGCGGCCCTGTGGGCGGTGCATCGACCAAGTGCGTATCTTTGTCAAGCTCACTAAAGAAGCGCCCTCCGGGTGCGGAGAGCGCTTCTTCCTCTGTTGCAGGGTACTCCTGCATTGTTTTATCCTCGCCCAGTGCAGCGACCGTCTGTGCGTACCACTTCTCATCGCGGCGCGGGTCAGTTGACCAGGGCAAAAACAGCTTGGTAAAGCCATTGCCGGGGTTCGTGTAGATTTCCTCAAACAGCGTTCCCAGCTTGATAGTAGACAAGCCTATGACCCGCCCGCCGAACGGTCGGTTGATAACCGGGTATGCCGCCTGCCAGATTTCCTCTGCGTACTGCTGGAACGCCCATTCGTCTATCACGATCAAATCAGCAGTAAACGAACGGCCAGCCGCCGGGCTGGATGGAAACGCCTTGAACACGCTCTCAGGGCCGTCCGGCCACATCACAACTACCTGCATCGTGCTTTTGTAAAATACCGGCCCTGTCCACCCCGGGATACTGCCGCCCGGCGTGTCCACCTCGCGGATAAATTCTGGCATATACCGCAGGATCACCGCAAGGCGGCGCACAAGCTCTTTGGCCTCGTCCTCCGACCGGCTCAAGCCAATGGCAGTACGGCCTGTGTTCAGCGCCACCAGCCGCGCCACTTCCACCAGCGCCAGCCAGGTAAACCCAAGCTGCCGCGCTTTCATCACGCACACAAGCCGATTCCCCGCAAACACCGTCAGGGCTTTTTTCTGCCCATCCCACAGCGTAAACGGCTGTATCAGCTCGTCCGCGTCCTTGTCCTCAATGTGGCAGTACGTTTCACAAAAATAAACGGGGTCTTTGCGGCACGCCTCCCGTTCCAGCTCTCTCGCTTCTTCCAGTGTCACCGCATCACCCCGCCGTCAGCAAAATTCTTGCGTGGAAACCCAGCCAATCAAAATTGATTGCAAAGTTCGGTCTCTCATACACCATGTTGTTACGCAAAAACGAAAGCGACGGCAACAGATAGAATGATTTCCAGTAAATCTCAAAATCGAACCTGCAATCCATTTCTCTACCTCAGAATTCCCCATACCCGCCCTACCGGTCTCTGCTATGCCGGTCTCACCCGTTGCGGGAAGCAAATCCGCAACGCTTTTTTGATTCCCTGTATTGTCCGCACAGGGCTGGCGGGCTGTCTCTTGGTATACCGCACAGTCCTGCGGTTGAAGTTTCGTTTCGCACTTCACTGTGCGAGCAGACTTTTTCAGGCTCTCGAAGTCCCGTTGCGGTCTGCCATCGCGCCGCGTTCCTGATCGGCTTGCCGCTTTGCTTACAGCGTTCAGGTTATCTATCGCGTTTTGCCTGCGCCGGGCTTTCACCGGTGGGAGCGACCCAGCATTTGGCACGGGCGGAAGGTCTTGACCCCTCATCTTGCGGTTTTGGAGACCGCAGTTCTGCATTGAACTACACCCGCATAAAATCCCCGCAGGTTGCGCACTGTCAGTAGGCTCGCGGGGGTTGCCTAGCTGGGAACGGAATGCGCTTGCACTAGCCTATTTACCAGCATCATCGGCGTTGGTACTGCACATAGGTCTTGCACCTTTGCTGCGCCGTGGCTTCGGAACGCAGCGTCCTTGCCGTATTGACTTGTCAGGCCAAGTTTGCGGCTGACTATGCAGCATATAAAAAAAGCGCCCTGCCGTAGCAGAACGCTTTGTATTGTGGCCGCTGGGTCTTGAAGCGGACGGCCCTAGTCCCATAAGCAGTAGGAGGTACTGTCTCCGCACCGGGAAACTCAAAATTTCAAAATTTTATTTTTTTAGGGAACCTTTGCGATTTCGGAAACAGTTCCCTTATAGGGGGTATATGTACTCTTGTTTCCTGTTTGCGATATAATCCCACGTTTTCTTGCATTTTACATGGAAATTTGTACCATGCCAGGGCAGGATGGGTGAATTTTATTTTTGAATGCGCTGGGGAAACGAACATATTCGTACTGGGCCGCGCTCTTCGCACGACCCGGCCCGCCCCTCATAGGGGGGTACCCCCGGCCCCTACCCTGCCGTCCTCCGGCCTGGTTTCCTACCTATAAAAAAATAGACCCCCGGCCCTGCCTTGATGCTATCCAGCAGCCCCTCCCGGCTTTCCGCTTCCCGCTTCCTTCCTGCTGCCTTCCTTCATCCTTAAGCCCCGCCTATTTCGCTAAATACTTATTTAGCGAACATCCATTTCACGTTGCATCGTTCTTTTGCATCCGCTGCTGGATGTTCTGCAACATTTTTCTATCCGCGTCCGTCATCGTCTCGGCTGTAATTTCCATCTGGTCCGCCGGTTTATCCCCCGCAGAATCCCGCACGAATACCGCCGCTTTGACGTCTCCGGCCTTCGCTTTGGCTGCCATCGCGACCGCGATTGATTCGTACAGAGTAACCGGCTTTCCTCTCTCTCGTGCCATCTCTTGCACTCTCTGCGCTAGTTCCTCATCTTCCAACCCTTCCACGTTGTCCGGCTGCTGTAGCAGATCGCTATATATTTCCTTAATGGTTCGGCGCTTCTTCTGGGCTTCAACGCTGGCCTTCTGCCCTGCCTGCTGAATTTCCCGCTTCCGCTCGGGTTCCATATCCTTTATTGCTGTACCTGGCCGCAGGTTCGCAATACTGGCCGGGTTCATCCTGTTGCCGCGCCTGTCTACGAGTTCTCCGCGTTCTGCTGCTTGCCTGGCCTTCTCAACTCCTGCAATTGCCTTGCGGGTCACTTCTCCAAGCTGGACGGCCTGCGCCGCCTTTTTCTCTGCCATGTTGCCGCCCTCCTTTAAAAAAGCAACAAAAAAAGCGCCCAGACCGAAGCCTGGACGCCACAAACCTAATTTTTCTCGTTGACACGTTAAAACTGTATAATGAGTAATTCCCGCCGAGTGAGCTTGCTCCCTCGCGGGATTGCTCATTATACACATTTTAGCACGCAAGTGCGATTTTGTCAAGTGTTTTGCGGTTTATCGTGATTTTCTCGCTGCATCTTTTCCGCGCAGGCTTCCAAAATGTAGCCCTGTACGCTCTGCCCGGCTGCTGCTGCCGCCTGCCGTATTTCCGCGCCGTCCTCTTTAGTCGGCCGAATCATTATATTATCCCTAGCTTTATTATATTTAACGCTGGCCCGGCTGTGCGCCTCTGATACTGCCATGATATCACCTCCCACCTTATTATAGCACGATGCCTCATAACCGTAAACGTACAAAATCGCCACAAATTAACCGTTAACGTTGTGCAATCTGTCAATAGACAATAACCGTTAACGGTGATACAATACAGACAACGAAACAAGAAACCCCACACACCAAACAGGAGGCCTACAAAATGACTACCACATATAAAACCTACAAATGGTTCAACCCACGCCCCAGCACCATCACCGAAGGAACCGCAATGTATAGAGACCTTGCCAGCAAGCATCACCCCGATCACGGCGGCAGCGTCTCCGACATGCAGGAAATCAACGCCGAGTGGGACGAGCTGAAGCCCACGCTCCCCCGCTTCTGCAGCGAGCAGGCCAAGCAAGGCCGCCAGCAGTACCAGCAGACCAAAGCGGCAGAGGATGCCGCCAAGGCCGCGCAGGATGCGGAGGCCGTCAAGATGGCCGAAGAACTCGCCAAGTGCCCCGGTTTGAAGTTCGATGTCGTCGGCTCCTGGATCTGGGCCGACACCAACCACAAGTGGTTGCGCACTCTTGAAAAGCTCGGTTTCCGCTGGTCTGCGAACCGCTGCAAATACTATTGGCACCCCACCGGCGACACCAGCCGCCGGAACCGGAAGGCCAGCTACCAAGACATTTATAACAAGTACAGCGGCCAGAGCTACCAAACCCGCGACCGCGAAACCATCCCCGCCTGATACCTTGAGCCGCCGCACAGTAAAGCGACGGCATCCCACTACTAAAAAAGAAAAGGAGCAACCACCATGAAAACCCTACACCACACAGAAACCACCTGGCAGGGCCGCAAGATCATCATTGACGCGGCAGACCTCACCGCCGAATGCGGCTATATCGAAGTTATGGCCATGTACCCCGATGGCCTGGATATTGAGTGCTACCACACCCACGACCCGGAGGACGCCCGCCTCATGTATGAGCATTACTGCGACCTGGCTGCCGACCGTCCAACCGCTGACACCTACACCCGGCAGGACTGGGAGCGCAGCGGAACGTTTAACGCCCGCCCCGGCCAGTCCATCACCTCCGACGTGTACGACGAGATGCTGAACTGTATGCCGCCGTACAGCTTGCCGCGTGACCTGCGGCGCGATGGTTACAAGGGCTTTTTGATGGGCGAGCCATACAGCAGCGACGCGCACGGCCTCTTGTATATGGCCTTTGTCCGGCACGGCCTGCGCTGCTACTATTACGGCCTCGTCCACCGCTGACACTCTCGCAGGGCTGCACAGTAAAGCAGCCCCGCCCCATAACTCAAAAACAGAAAAGGAGCTAACAAACATGATTACCGGAATTAAAAGCATTGACCACCGCGCCGCCACCCGCACTCTGTACGAGCTGGACGGCACTACACCGCGCGGCGAGAGCATCGGCGTGGAGTTTACCGCCTGCACCAACGACGGCAGCAAGCACAGCTTGCCGAACATCTGGCACAAGGCCGGATATACCCCCGCACCTCTGCCATCTTACTGGGCTGTTGACGTTTACGCCACCGACGCCGCCGGATGCTGGGGACGCTACAACCCCACCGAGAAGCGCCACCCCACCGAGCCGCGAATGGTTCTTGACTTCGACTGGGTGTTACCCGCCACCCCTGCCAACCGTCACAAAATCCTGGCCGAGATCATCCGCCGGGCAAATAAGGAGTAACCACCATGAAGAAATTTATTCTAGCCGTCATCATCGCCGCCGCGCTGGCGGCATCCTTCGCCGCCGGTTGCCGCGCCACCATGTTAAGCGCTCGCCTGGTCTCCACCTCCGACAGCGCCCGCCTACATCCGTCCTATATTATCTCCTACCGCTTCGGCCCGCTCTGGTTTAACGAAATCTACGATTGAATATCGGCCCGCCCTGTGCTACGCTTTCCAGGCCGACGGCATCGACCTGGACAGCCTCGACGAGGCATCACAAGAATTTGAGGACGCTATTCAAATTGTTGACTTCGATATTTGTTAAAACATTCTACCCCAGCGGGAGCTTCCCGCTGGTATTTTTTTTTGCACCAAATTCGCACCAAAATCCCCATGATACGGATTGCAAAACGAGTTCGCACCATGAATGCACCAGAAAAAATATTCATTTTCAAGCATTTTTGAACGTTTTAGAACATAGAAAAAGCAGCTAAACAACGTCGTTTAGCTGCTTTTTCTCGGCTCATCGCCAATATTCATTTTGGAGCGGGATACGAGGCTCGAACTCGTTTCATTCCTCGATATACCGAAACATCTTGTGCATACGCACCTTTTTCGCACCAGGCCTAAAATTTAAAACTTTCACAAATCCGATTTAAAGGACACTCTCCAATTTTCGCCTTGCGTCCTCTATCATCTTCGGTTTAATCGATAAATAGACATCATGAATCATCTTCGCATTGGCGTGACCTACCAGCTGAATGGCTATTTCCTCCGGCACGCCGCCCATCGCCAGCATGCATACATACTCATGCCGGAACTGATGGCCGCAGACGGGCACTTTCCACACGGTATATTTTACCGTTTCAACTCTTCCGCGCCTGTGGGCCTGCTTGGTTTTCGGGACTGCTTCGGCCATTCCGTACTTCCGCCAGAACCGCGCCCATAGCACATCATAGCCTTTCCTCGTTATCGGCTTTGTATCCAGACCGACTATGTATGTGTCTTTCGGCATCTTCCGCACTGGCTGCAGCGCATCCCGCAGCATCGACAGCAGCGGCACTTCCCGCACGCCCGCCGGAGTTTTTGTGTAGTCGTGAATCTCCGGCTCGTTGCCCTTGTGGGTCACAGTTTTATAAATGCGGATTGTGTTCTTCTCAAAATCTATATCTTTCAACTGTATAGCGCACATTTCGCCGCGCCGTTCGCCCGTGCACAGATAGGCAACCGGCAACAGTGCATCCGGGTCTAGGTAGTTGTCCTTCACAATCTGCACTTCTGCCTCTGTGGGCGGCTTTCGCTTTTGTTTCGGTAGCCCGCGCGGCATCTTCGTCTGTACCGCCGGGTTCCAGTCCCCGCGCCACTTGGGGCTGTCTATCCAATACTGATAGATGTTGTTGATAACAGTTTTCTGATTGCTGACTGTCGTAGCTGCGCGGCCTTCCATTTCCGGCCCGCGCAGAAACTCGGCGATCATGTAGGGCTGAATTTCCCGCATTCTGTACTCGCCGAACGCTTCTTTCGCCCTGGCTACAGCCGGTAAATAACTGCGCTTCGTGCCGTCCTTCATGCCTTCCACAATAGTCCGATACTCGTCGGCAATGACCGCGAACAACTCCCCCGCATTCTGCCTTTCTTCCTGTTGGCGTTCAAGCTCGGCCTGTTTGTCCTGCGCCGCCCGGATTTTCCCCCAAACATCCGCAGGAGTCTTGCCGGAGAAAGTTTTCCACTTTTCCCCAATCATTTCTTTCCGCTGATACCGCCCATCCTTGCGCAGTATCAGCCCATCGGCTGAATTTTTTCTCATGTTGACAACCCCATTTCAGTTATATATAATAGGGCTGTCGGCTTATGTCGACAACCCTTTTCCCTTGTCGGTGCTCGTCCCACCGGCAGGGGCTTTTTTATTTACTCGTAAAAATTATACTCGCCGTCATCGTATAATATCTGTGAACCGTCTTTCAGGCAGTACCTATTCCCATTATATACGATGTACTCTCCCTCTGTTTCTTTTCCGCAGACAGGGCATCGTATTGGAATATGTCCGAAATTAAGCGGCACGAAATAAAAGAGAACTGCAAACACTACCGCAACCACAGCACATTTTGCCACTTCGTGCTTTGCAAAAAAATTCCTGTCTGCAAAATAATCCGCAAATGTTACTAAAATATAGGATAAGAAAAAAATCCCAAGCCCTGTAAGCAAAGAATCCCAAATATAAATAAGGAACCCACCTGCGCCATCAAAATACGAATAGTCGGAACTACTTCTATCAATCACGCCAAGTATTAAGCCCAGTCCCAGTAATATATTTACCGCTTTGCCAGAAAGGACTTGTTTTTTATTCTTGCTGCCCGTGTCCTCGTGAAAAACTTCTGTATACATACAGTCATACCTACGGATTGCACCGGCTGCACGCCGTGTAGCCGTTTTCAATCGCTTCTTTTTTATCAATCTCTATTTTACTGCTTCTCAAGTACTGACATCCATCCCGGTGATACTTCGACCCCGTCCGCGTTATATAAACCGTATAGTTGTCTTTGCTTACAGGCGCGGCCGTCGGCTTCGGTGTCGCGGTAGGCCGTGCTGTTGGTCTCGGCGTTGCTGTCGTTCTGGTTTCTGTGCTATCCTCGCTCACCGCAGCAGTCGCTGTTGTGCCATAGCTTCTGCTATGTGGTGTGCTGTTCCACCACCACACAAAGCAACAAAGCAATGCAAGCACTGCCACTGCTGCACCTAAATACTTGTTCGCATCGTCTTTTGTCTCTGCCGGTTTCGGCGGCTGGCTTTTTGCCGTTGGCCGCAGCTGTTCACTTGTCGCGCCTTTTTCGTAGCATTTCGGACACGCTCGCACATGGCCTGTTTGCTGGGCCTGTTCAATCGTGCCGCACTGCACAGTTTTTGCATTCTCGATTTCCGGGCAGTGCTGATTTGTGTGTACATAGTCGTCATTTTGGTCTGTGCGCCAAAATACAAGCTGTTTGGGCATATTGCATCCCCTTTGTTCAATCTGCCAATTCCCCGCGCCGTTTCGTGCTTTTTCGCTCTGGCTCTTCCTTATACTGTAAACATCAACTACATTATAAGGGAGGTTTCAACAATGTCCGTTATCATTCGTCCGCAGCTTCCGCCAAAACATGGCCGTAGGAAGCGTCCCAAAAACCGGATTGTAAAACGTTCCCGCACGTTTTTGTGCAATTTACTACTTGAATTACAACCATAAGTAGTGTATAGTTGTTTTCATAAACAACAGCTACATAATAAAAGGAGAACGACCATGCAGGAAATCAGCGACCGGGAATTTATTGTTATGCTTCATCAGCTGCCGGATAAGGCAGCTTACATCAATTACCTAAAAGCCCTCGCAGCATCGCCAACGCTGCCGCCTGCTTCTCCGGCGGTAACTGGTGCATGATATTCAAAGCCTCTTTATCAAGTTCATCCACCCCATCAGCGGTAACGCTGGTGGGGTTTTCTTTTTTCGTTTCATCCTCGCCCTGAATATCTTCCACATTAACGCCTAGATATTCCGCGATTACAGGCATTTTAGATTTGCGTGGGTTTGTTCTTCCGGTGTTCCACTGACTGTATACGCCACTGCTAACGCCCAGATATTCACATAAATCAGAACCATTCTTTTGTTGTTTCGCTAAATAATAGTTGATTTTGTCTATTGTTCGCATTTCGCCACGCTCCTTATTTGTGCAAAATGCTATTTTACTATTATTTCTAAGTTTCCTCTTTACATTCTTAGCAAACTTAGTTATAATAGAAACATAGCTTGACGGGCAAAGCAAAAGCTAAGCCCACAAAATATGCGGCCTTTAGAAAATTATTGTTCTTGCAATTCAATAATAACTAATCTCCGCTTAGTTGTCAAGATATAAAACTAAGTTTAAGGAGGTGTTCTCATGAAAGAATACACGCAGTACAAGCGCCTGCGCGAGAAAGCGGGCCTCACGGTCAAGCAGGTCATGGACGCAATGGGTGTTTCTGACGCAACGGTTTATTTTTGGGAGACTGGCGTCACCAACCCCACAATCGGCAAGCTGCCCGCCCTCGCCAAGCTCTACGGCTGCACCGTAGACGAACTTTTAAGAAAGGAGTAACCCCATGACCCCACAAGAAAGAATCGCCCTTCTTGACAAGCAGCTGCAACTGCTCGACAAAAAGAGCGAAACCGCAGAGGGTGACCAGCTGGACAAGCACATTTCCCTGATGGTCTCCATCTGCAACGAGATTCGGTACAGCGAAAAAGACAATTAGTTCTTTTCCAGCTGTTCAACCAGCTTTCTAAACAGCTTTGCCGCCTCGTCAATCGCCGCGTTCAGCTCCCCTGCCGTTACAGGTTCGCCGTCCGCCTTCCACGATTTGGCATCACACGCAAAATTGTTTATAGCGTTCCGCAGATTTCCGACGTCCATCTTCTCACCTCCTCCCGCTCCATTATACAGCGGTCAGGATACAACCCGCAAGGAGGTTCCCCATGCCCCGCGAAAAGCCACTCTACCGTGACGCCCTTGTCACCGTCCGCGCCCGCGCTGCCGAGCTTTACCCCGGCGAGATGCTTTTTGGCCCTGTAAAGGTCGCAAAGATTCTGGGCCGCTCCCGTTCCTGGGTCTGGATGCACTATGGCAGCATCCGCAACATGACCTGCGAACAAATCGCAAGCCTAATCTGTTAAAAGGAGTTTTTGTAATGAAAAACATGGAAATGTCTGATGCAGCGAAGAAAGCCCGCGCAGAGTATATGCGCGCATGGCGTAGCAAGAACCGTGAAAAGTGCAAGCAGTACGCCGTCAACCAGTGGGAGCGCCGCGCCGCACGTTTGGCTCAAGAGCAAGAAAATGAAAGAGAGCAAGAAAAATGACCAAAACAAAAACGCCGCCCCGGTGCACCACCACCGGAACGGCAAAAAAACAGAGCATCGCAAAAAGCTCTAACTGTATTCTATCACTTCCCCGCGCCGCCGTCAAGCTGGCAATCACCGCAGATTTGGTGCTGCTGCTGGCTGCGCTCGGTTCTCTCAACATCCCCGCCACCCTCGCCGCCCTGCTGGCGCTGAATCTGCTGTGCGGACTGTATCCCAAGGAGGCCGACAAATGACTAGCTTTTGGGGCCATCAAGATAACCCCTTCCCGCCTGACGAACCCCGCCACCCCCGCTGTCCGGTATGTGGCGAGGAATGCGAAACTATCTACTTTATCCCTGTGAAATTCGGTACACAAATCGTTGGCTGCGATATGTGTTGCAACCCCGACGACTTCCCCGGTGAGGATGTCCAAGAGGATGACCCCTGGGAAGATTGCCGCTGTATGGAGGAGTACTAAAATGACCATTGACGACATCAGCGCCCTGAAACAGGCTCACGCACTTTTGAAGGGCCGGCATATTGCCGAGTTCATCCCCACTAGAAAGGGCATCAGCGCTGGCTATTTCAACGCCGTTCAGGCTGCTCGCCGCATCTATTCCGAGAGCATCGGCGCATTTGTACCGCTTTTCGCAAAACATGAATACGGCCTGAACAGCACCTATTTTCTGGCAGACGGTATTCCGATCTACTTCTGTGACCTCAAAACCCGCAAGCCCTGCACCACTCCGCCGCCAGCTGCCTGCTACCGCATCCACCTTACCACCCCCGACCCGGAAGGAGAATCTATTTGATGTTTAACGAAAAAACTTCTGAATATTCTCTCAAGACTCGGCAACAAATCCCTGTCGTGCAGAGCGCGAAATACCTTGCCAGCCGTGCCAAAGCCATAAAGGCCATTCAGGAACGGCCCTACCTCAACGAGGCAGACTTCTGGATTCTCATGAACGAAACCAAAACCGGGAAAATGATGTATACCGGCCTTATCATCAGTCACAACGCCTGCCTGAAAATCAATGATAACATGCCGGAAAAAGACAAGTTCAACCCGGATTGCGTATCCGTTGATAAAACTGGATACGGGAACTCTCTTGTGTTCACTTACACCAACAAGCAGCAGGGGCTTTACGAAGTTGGCGAAGCATCCGCGCAGAACTGTAAGAATGCTTACCCTTATGCGATGGCATACAAACGCTTGTTTGACCGTGTTGTTTTAAAAATCTGCAAACTTGCATTTGACGGCATCTACTCAGACAGCGAAGCCGACGAATTTAAGGAACGTTATGAAGATGAGCCGGGGCAACCACCCGCCCCGCAGCAGGAAAAGCCAACCCCCGCCGCCGCCCGCCTTGCCGCCCGCGCCGAGTGCCAGCGGGCCGTAAAATCCTACTGCCAGAAGAACAACGCCGATGAAGCCGATGCGTGGAAGCTCATCGCGGAAACCATCGGCAAACCCTCTAAGGACTTCACCGCAGAGGACTGGAAGCAGGGCCAGCAGATTGCAGAGGCGTGGAAATGAAGCAGCAAATCTCCATCAAGACCGCAGTTGTTATCGGCAACACAATCACGCTGGAATGTTCCCAGGCTGATTGCGATAAAGCCCGCGCAGTAATTGATGAGGGCAAGCCCCTTGCCGCCGTCATCGGCACGGCATCACAAAAGCGCAGCCTCTCGGCCAACGCTTACGCCTGGGCGCTCATGAACCAGCTTGCCGCCAAAATCAACCGCCCTGTGCTGGACATCTACCGGGATTTGATACGCGACATCGGCGGCAGTTCCGCCATTGTCACCATCCGCGCCGATGCTGCAAAAGCATTCAAAAACGGCTGGGAGAGCAAGGGCGAGGGCTGGCAGGTCCATAAGCTCGATGAAATGACCACCCCGCAGGGGACTTTCTACAACCTGCAATGCTGGTACGGCTCTTCCCAGTTCGACCCCTCCCAAATGCACCGCCTCATCGAACTGATCGTGCAGGAATGCCAGCAGCAGGGCATCCCCACCATGACCCCGGAAGAAATCGCAAAACTGAAAGGACTGACAGACGATGCGCCGACCGACACGCAATGAATTCGGTGTAAAGCTGGACAAGAATGGCTATGCGCCGTCTATTATGCCGATTGATGGGTTTAAATGTTACAAATGCCAGCAATGGAAACCGACCGAGCGCCATGAAATCTTTTTTGGTAGTGGAAGCAAATACAATGGCAACCGCGATAAAAGCAAGCAATACGGGCTTTGGGTTCCTCTGTGTGCAGATTGCCATAGAAACGCGCCTGACGCTGTACATAACTGTGCTGCTACGCGGTTGCAACTTGAACAAGATGGTCAACGCCATGCAATGGCCTACTACCACTGGACGGTGTCTGACTTTCGCCGTCGCTTTTACAAAAACTATCTCGATATTACGGAGGACTAACCTATGTTGAATGTTGTTGCTATTATTGGCCGCATGGTCAAAGACCCGGAACTCAAAACCACGAACAGCGGCAAGTCCGTCTGTTCTTTTCGACTTGCCAACGATTCTGGGTATAAGGATGCCAGCGGCCAGAGCCAGACAAATTGGCTCGATGTCACCGCCTGGGGCAAAACCGCAGAGTTTGTCTGCAAATACTTCCCCAAAGGCGCCCTCATTGCCATTGATGGCCGTTTGCAGACCCGCCAGTATCAGGACAAGAACGGCCAGAACCGCACAGCCGTTGAAATCGTGGCCCAGAACGCGAGTTTCTGCGACAGTAAGGAAAGTACCAGCCCAGCCCCGCAGAACGCCGCACAGCGCCCCGCAGCCCCCTCACAGCGCACGCATGGCGAACCAGATGCAGACTACGCCCTCATTGAGGATGAGGGAGACCTTCCGTTTTGAGGTAAAGCCATGAATGACGAGAAAGAAAAGAAAGAACGCATCCCATCACAGATAGACCAGATTCTGGCCGTGCTGGAATCCGGCGGCACATTGACCGCCCTGGACGCTCTGGAAGATTTCGGATGCAACCGCCTTGCCTCCCGCATCACGGATATCAAGCGCCGGGGCTACCCGGTAGCCTCCCGCATGGTACAGCGCCGCAACCGTTACGGCAGACTGTGCCGCGTCGCTGAATATTACATGGAGTGTTAAACAATGGCAAACGAGGGCTTCATAAAGCTATACAGAAAAATGCTCGAATGGGGCTGGTATGATGATGGCCCCACCAAAGATGTGTTCATTCACCTGCTTCTAATTGCCAGCTACGAGGATAAGTTCTATCGCGGAATCACCCTAGAGCGCGGGCAAGTTGTCGCCACAGCGTCAGAAATCAGCAAGCAGACCGGTTTATCACGCCAACAAATCCGCACCGCAATTTCCAAGCTAATTTCAACCAGCGAAGTAACCACGTCAAGAAAAGGGAATTTTACCGTATTTACGATAAATAATTACGCTGATTATCAGGCAACCAACCAGGTTAGCAACCAACCATCAACCAACCATCAACCAACCATCAACCAACCCTCTAATACTAAGAAGGTAAGAAGTAAAGAATATATAGCTACTACTGCTGCCAGCGACGCCGGCTGTGACCTGTATAACCAGGATTTATCCGACTGCATTCAGTGCTATGAACAGAACTGTGGTTCCATCCCCCGCGCTGTATCCGATGAAATCAAAGCGGCCCTACAAAAATTCCCAGCCGCCATCATCTGTCAGGCAATCGAAGAAGCCGCCGTTCATAACTCCCGGCGTTGGAGTTACATATCCCAAATCCTGGCACGCTGTGAGCAGGAAGGAATCTACACTGTGGAAGCTTTCAAGGCAAAGCGCGACAGTGCTAAAGCGGCCCGCACCGCGCCACGCCAGACAGACGCCGCAGCCGCGATGGAGCGATTAAAGCAGCTCGCGAAAGGAGTGACCGCCGATGACTGAACAGGAAACTGCCCTCTTCCTGCTGTCCTGCACCAACTACTGGGCAAACCTCATGCGCGGAAAAGACCCGGACGAAATGACAAAAGCCTGGGCAACAGCACTGAAAGATGTCCCCTTGCAGGCGGCCAAGAGCGGCGCGGCAAATCTGGCCGCCACACTGAAATTCCCGCCAACCGTTGCCGAGCTACGCACGGCGTCCGAAGAATTTCTGCCGCGCAAAATCGAATCCTTTGACGTTCTGTTCGCCCGCACCTGCCATGAGTGCCTGAATTTTGACACGCCGCTTTTCCAAAAAATGCAGCGTGGTGACATTGACCCGCAGGAGGCGCTGAACCTGAATGCCAAAGTATGAAATCATCACCTATTCTCGATCTACCGGCGACATCACCCACTCCAAGCGCCTGTATTCAACGCATTGGAACGCCGAAGCCGCCCTGCGCACCGCAGGTTACACCCAAAATCCCCGCCTGCCGGACATCTGGTACAGCGAGAAGTACTACGCGAAAGTAAAGGAGATTGTACCGTGAAAGTATTAGTTGCCTGTGAAGAATCGCAGACAGTCTGCAAGGCGTTCCGAGAACGCGGACATGAAGCGTACAGCTGCGACATCCAGGAACCGTCGGGAGGACACCCGGAATGGCACATTTTAGGCGATGCCCTGAAAGCAATCGCAGGGGGACAAATCGTAACGATGGACGGCAAGGCTCATGATGTAGGCAAATGGGATTTGCTGATTGCACACCCGCCTTGCACCTATCTGACAAATGCAGGTTCCGTCCGCATGCGTGTTAAGGGCGAAATCGTTCAGGAGCGCTTTCAAAAGGCCATGGAAGCAAAAGAGTTTTTCCTACACTTTTTCAATGCTCCTATTCCTCACATTGCTGTTGAAAACCCAACACCCATGAAAATTGTAGGCTTGCCGCCGTATGCACAGGCAATTCAGCCATACGAGTACGGACACCCCTACAGCAAACGCACCTGCCTATGGCTGAAAAATCTTCCACCTTTACAGCCGACCAAGATCCTTTCCTCGCATGAGCCATATGTCAACGGCGGCTGCAAAGATGCCCATGGAAACTATCGCAAATTCCAGGGCAGAAAAGAACGCGACCCTAAAACACGTGCCAAAACCTTCCCCGGTATCGCCGCCGCAATGGCAGAACAGTGGGGCAGTTTATGATCCAAAAATACATTATCTCCCTGCCACCCATCACAAAGAAGAACTCCCAGCAGATACTTACCAACCACCGCACCGGCAAACCGTTCATCGCCCAAAGCAGGCAGTATAAGCGTTACGAGCAGCAAGCCATGTGGTATCTCACCCCAAAGCCGAAAGCCCCGCTGGTGGGACGCTACCGCGTCGCCACGGTATTCTATATGCCGACCCGCCGCAAAGTAGACCTTACGAACTTAATGGAAGCTGCCCATGACGTGCTTGTCGCCGCCAAAATCCTTGCAGACGACAACAACACCATTATCACCAGCGTGGACGGCTCCCGCGTACTGTACGACAAAGAAAACCCCCGCACAGAAATTTTTATCGAGGAATTGGAAGTGTAACCAATGAAATGTTATGCCAAGCGCCACGCGCTGGCCTCCGACGCCATGAACGCTGCACAGCTTGTCACAAAGCAGCTGCTAGAGGAGCAGTCAGACCGCATCGCGGCACGCTGTTATAACGAGGTATGGTGCGCCATGCTACAAGCCAACCTGTCCCCAAGAACCATTGCCCGCGTTCAGAAAGCCCTCGCCGAAGCCGTGCTGCCTAAACTCGATGCTATCTACACCCCGGAGAATAAAAAGCAGCTTGACAATGTGCAGAATGTCGCGGACGCCGATTTGTGGGTAAAAGCATATTTGACCGACCATGGCGTACAAGTCTGGGCGGCAAAGGAGAAAAGCAAATGATTTTTGTAACAAAGCCATGCCAGTGCTGCGGCAACATTATGGTAAACGTCAACCGGCAGACGAGATTTTGTGATGAATGCAAGCGCATTAAAGGTGACGCCGCAGCTCGTGCCGCATATCATAAAAACCGCGAGAAAGTTTTAAAGCGGCGCAGGGAAAGGCGCATTGCTAAAAATGCTGAAAAGCCAAAGAAAGTCGTGGTGCCAAAAGAAATCAAGAGAATAAAACCGATAGAACAATGTACCCGCGAAGCCGACGCCTTGGGCCTGACCTATGGGCAGTATGTAGCCCGCGGGCTGGATAAGGAATGATTATATGCCGATTGGTACTTGGATAGCAGTAATTATTTGAGGAGGTTTCTTTATGCTCAACAAAGAATTTTGCATTCCTCTGGAAGAACTTATTGCGGAATTGGCCCAGCCTATGAGCACTGCCGATATTGCAGAATTGACCATTCAGTTACAAATCGGAAAAGTCAGCAAGGATTGAATAAGGAGTAATCGCAATGGGATTTAGTATTATAGTCAGCCGCTACGATGTGGACAAATGCCCGCACTGCGGCAAGCCAATCAAAGGCACACTCCGCGACTATGTGGATTCTGGCGGACGTGTCTGGAAAAAGTATCTCGAAAAAATCGGCTATTATGTGCCCTATGAAATCCGTGAGAAAGAACCAGAACGCGATTTTTACGGAAAGGATATGACGCTAACCGCTGAACAGGCAAAAGACCTTGCGACTTTTGCAAGAAAACACGATGTATACAGTTGGGTAAGCATTGCGTGGCTGGTCGATTGCGCCATAGAAAACGGCGATTTTGTGGTTATAAACGCAGATTGGTAAGGAGGAAGACTATGGACGCAGTTAAATATGTAAAAACTCTACACAGATTGTGCAAAAGCCAAGACTGTTGTTCTGAATGTGTATTGGAAAGCGAAGAAGGTTGTATTGCAGCTGCAAACAGATATGATAAAAACGCTGTGCCGATTGTTAAGAAATGGGCAAAAGAGCACCCCGTCAAGACTCGCCAGAGCGAGTTCTTGAAGACGTCCCCGAATGCGGATTTAAAAATCATCACTCGTTTGTTGCCTTGCTCATTAGACAGCACCTTGAAACCATTGCGATGCGCCAAGTACGGTTATTTGAGTATCACTTGCCGTTGTGATAGGTGCCGTTTTGACTACTGGAACGAGGAGGTTGACAAATACTGGCTCAAGGAGGTAACCGACAATGACTAACATTACAACCCTACGTCCCGGCTTGCATTCTCAATCCGAAATCGCTCAATCTGCGCCAGAGCATGGCCTATGTAGAGGAGGTATCAGAATGAACACAACAATAGGCTGCCCGATTCCGGGCGCAAGCCAGCCGAAAGAACCGGCGCGGCTGATTGACATTAAAGAAATCTTACAATATGACGGAGCACATTTCACATGGTCTGGCGGCAAGAATTGCCTTACTGAACAGAAAGCGGCCTATGCGCGTGGTTACGATGCTGGGATAAAGTTCATTGTGGAAGAAGCCAAGAAAGCACCTATCATCGACCCAGAATCCATGCGGCCTACGGCACATTGGATAAAACGTGGGTATGTTTGTGGAGAGAACGAGTATGAGTGTTCCGCTTGCCACGAGATAGAGTGGAGAACAAGCGCACGTCGTATGAAATATTGCATGTTCTGCGGATCGAGAATGAGCAAGGAGATTGAATACAGATGAAAATCTATAAAAGCCCTTGGGTAAGCCGTGAAAACTATTTTGTTAAAACAGGTGAAGAAGGAATTATGACTACTGGATATTATGTCGAGTTATGGAATGGCATATGGGAGGTTGGAAAAGCGAAATATTTTACAAGAGACTTTAAAAAGATGCCTGTAGCTGCCGATATTGACTTAAAAGATGTGTTCAAGGACGCAATACTTTCTGCTGTACATGACGCAAAGGATGGTGAACGCAGATGACTGATTGGATAAGCGTTAAAGACAGACCGCCGGAGCCGGAAACAGAAGTTTTTATCTATGCAGAGATACGCAGAGATGACAAGGTTATAGGCTATGTTACCACTACTGCTATATACGAGGATGGAACTATCCATACAGGAGAAAGTATCTGGAATTGGGACGACATAAATTATTGGGGTACTTACGACGAAGAAACCGACGATTACATCATCCCAGAAGGCTGGTGGGAAGAAAGACACTATAACGACGATGATACAAGAAATCTCCAAGTCGATGATTTTGTTACCCACTGGATGCCGCTCCCAGAACCCCCGGAGGTGACCCCATGACCATTATCCTTGTTATCGCCGCCGTCTGTGTTTACGACCTGTGCGGCCTGCTCGCCGTCCTGTACATCAACCACACAGACCGAATGGATACCGTAGACGGCGCAGACAACGTTATTGCCCTTGTGTTCTGGCCGCTGCTGGTCGTAACCCGCATCGGCATTGCACTTTATCGCATCTTTAGGAGACTCACAAAATGACATACACCACTCTATTTGTTTTGTAACGGAAAAAGGAGAAACCTTATGGACGCTTTTCAATACGAAATGTATCGAGCTCAGCTTTGCAATATGTACAATGGCGTTTGCGCAGCATGTCCGCTAAACAGTGATGGTAAAAGTCTGGGCTGTGCTTTATGCAACTATGATGCGATAAAAGTTATAGAGCGAACGCAAAAGCTAATTGATTGGGCGGAAAAGTGGCCGCGTACAAGGCAAGATGTTTTGAAAATGTATTTTTCAGATGCACCAATGAAAAACGGCATTATAAATATATTCCCTAAAAAGATTGATAAATCGTATAAAAGCAAATGCGTAAAGAACGGGAAACCATGCGAGCAGTGCAAAAAAGATTATTGGTTGGAGGGAATCGGCAATGGAAAATAATGTACCATGCGGCAACACCCAGCGTCAAAAATGGATGGAAAAATACGCCGTCTATCAGAAAGCCTTTATCGAGGCCCGCGATAAATTCTATGAATCCAACGCCGCCATGTCGGCTCACCCTGCCGATGGGATGCCCAAAGGAAACGCCCACTCTGACCCGGTAGCCCGCCTGGCAGAACGGTATGATAAAGCCTATGCCCGGTACTGCCGTGCCCGCGCAGAGATGAATACAGCCTATTGCAAGCGGCACGAAGCTATGAACCCCCTCAACTCCGACCAGCAAGCTGTCCTGATCGCCATTTACTTTGAGGGCAAATCCCGCCGCGATACAGCAAAAGAACTGAACCGTTCTGATTTCTGGGTACGTGCGCAGGAACGCACCGGCCTGTTTCTTCTGGAACTTCCCTCCGGCTGGGAGCTTGATATTCTTCCCTGACACAGCAAAGCCAGCAACTGTCGAGAAACCCTCGTCAGCTGCGGGCTGTTTTTTTTATTCCTGCACTGCCGCAATATTGTGGTAATACCGTCCGGCTTTGTCCTCCGGCGCGTCCTTGTCCTCTAAAAACGCCGCCGCAAGGTCTGCGTAAAACTCCGGCCTGTCCACGCTGTTCTTGCGTGCGGCCTTGCAGTAGTCGCTGTACATCATGTTCATCACAGCGGCCCACTCCCACGCCTCGCAGCTCACACCGCGCGGCTCCATGTAAGGCTTTGTTTGCGCAACATCCCAATGTGCGCCGAACGTGCCGTCTTCGTTTTTCATCTGGTACATCCATGCCATCGCGTCTTCCTGCGTCAGCTCGCCGCCTTTGGCGCAGGACGCGCAGTTCTTCACGTGCTCCCAGCATTCCAGCATCGCGGTCAGTGCCGCGACGGTGCGCTCATTCACGGGATAGTTTTCCACAAACTCGTCAATCTCGTGTTCCAGCTTTTCCTTGTACGCCTTGATCTTCTCCATCTCGCGCACCTCATGCCAGCTTCACAACGCTGGCGCAGACGTGGGTCACGGTTCCGGCCACGCCGCTTAGCACGGCGCTGATTGTCGGCGTGCTGCCGCAACATACAGGGATGTACACGACAGTTTCCGCATGGAAAGTGGAAACCTCGTTCGCGGCCACCGTAGCGCTTGCCGTCATGCAGGGCAGCGCAGCGGTATCCTTCATACCTTGCAGCACTTCCGTGCCTGCAGCGCCCGCCGTAAACGTCACGTCATAGCTGATGCGGTATAACCCACTGTGTCGGATGATAAATCCGCCCGCGTTCGTGTCGATGCTGCACCCGGTATCTGTGTTCAAGATGCCCAGTACATTGACGGGCGTTGCGGTAGCGGCCATCGTCTGTGCCGTGTTGTTGTAGGCGTTCTGTGCGCTCTTGAAATGGGGATTTTTCAGCCTTTCATTGCAAGCCATAAAACTATACTCCTTTCTTCAAAAAAGCCCGCACAGCGCTTGCCGTGCGGGCTGACGCTGTTACAGCGATTATGCGCAGCTTCCGTAGCCACAGAACGGGCTCGGCCCTGCCGTGTAGGTGTAGCCGTTGGGGTAACGCACCACGCCGTACATGCGGTTGTCCATCTGCAAGGCGTTCACCTTGTCGCGCAGCTGCTGAATCTCGTTAGCCTGCATCAGTGCACGGGTCTGTTCGCCTTCGGCGCGAATTGCATTCGTGATGTCGCAGGTCTGGCGATCCATCTGCGCGGACAGGTTGGCCGTCGCAAGGCGGTTCTCGCAGCAGCAGCTGGCGATCTGCTGCTGGATACCGTTGCCGGTGCCCATGATCGTCTGCTGCAGGTTGCTCTGACCTAGGGCAACCTCCTTGCCAAGCTGGCCGAGGCCGCCCTGCATCTCGTAACCAAGATTGCAGACGCCGTTGCCCAGGTTGGTCAAGCGGTCGTTCAGCTGGCCGAACTGCTGGCCGAACAAAATTTCCTGCTGGCTGGCAGCGGTGGCATACTGGCCAAACTCGCCCTGCCGGTTGCCCCAGAAGCCGCCGCCCATGAAGCAGAACAGGAACAAAATCACGATCCACCATGCGCCGTTTCCACCGAAGCCGTTGCCGTCACCGGTCGCCGCGCGCAGGTCGCTCAAAGAATACCCATTGTCCATAGTATTCAATCCTTTCGTAAGATTTGTATTTATAAGCCGTGTCGACCCGGCCTATATCAGTAAAATATGCCCTTGAACTGTTCCGCCTGTTGTTTCAGCTGGTCAAACTGCTGCTGGCTCATTCTGCCATCTGAAAGCATCTGCTCCACAATTTTCTGCGGGTCTTTCCCCTGCATCTGCTGTTTGAACTGCATAAACTGCTGCACTACGTTCATCGGGCTATTTGGCATTGCGCTTTTCCCCATTGCCTGTAGAATCGGATTTGTCATTGAGCATCTCCTCCAATCGTTTCACACGGTTTTCCAGGCTGTTCACGTCCACCGGCGGTGCGGCCTGGTACGGGGTAATGGTGTAGGGTGTCAAAGTGGGATACCCTGCCCCATCTGTTGTTTTCAGCCATACCAGCGGCGCGGTCTCGTCCAACAGCAGTGCGCTGGAATTCGGTGCCATTCCAAACGCCTTTGCGCCGTTCTCACCGTTCACCTTCGTGATGCTGCACGGCTGTAACGCCTGCTGCATCGTCTGCCCATAGGGGTTGCTGTAGGGGGTCTGCATACCGTAGTTATTCCAGTACATCCCGCTCACCTCGTCTTTCTGGTTTCATTGTACTACAATCCATCCAGCGCCGTAGGCCATTCCCACGCCAGTATCACGTCACTTTTACGCCAAAACAAAAAAAGCGGGCAGCCACCCCTAAGGATAGCTGCCCGCTTATCACCGCAGTTTATTTTTGATGTTGCGCACCCTGCGGTTCACCGTGCGTTCGCTGCAATACAGCTCGGCTGCGATCTCGGCATTGCGCCGTCCGTGCCGCCGCATATCCAGCACTTCCCGCTCATCGTCCGTCAGGCTGAATACAAGCTCGTCATACTCCGCCCGGTTCATGCAAAAATCAAACTTCATACAGCACCTCAATAGGGATTCTTCCACTGCTTGTTTGTCTTTGTCAAATAGGCTCGGCGCAGTTCGTTTGTCAGGCTCATCTCGTTCAAACGTGCCACAGCCTCGTCCTTATCGACTTTGCCGTTGCCGTTCGTGTCGGGGATGGTAGCGCGGTAGTTTACCCAGTCACGCAGCGCATCTGCGCCGTAGCTCTGGTAAATCTCCGCACCGGCCTTGTCGGCATACGTGCCGCCCTTTTCCGGGTACTTGCCGTTCTTGTCCTTCTTGTAGTACGCTGCAAGATACGCCCTTGCAAAGTCGTCTCCGCTCAGGCCGTATTTCTGCATGCCGTAACCGACGGTGAACTTGTCCGGTGTCTGGTCATCGTCCAGCGTCTTTGCCACAGCACTGTAAGCCTGCATGTAGGCGGTGACCGCCTTGTCTCCGGCAAGGTCTCTGATGTTGTGCACAGCGCTGTCATCGTCGGTGCTGTCTACAAAGTTGCTTACTGCATCATCACCGAACTGTGAATAGAGCGTGTTCCAGGTCTCCACGGCGTTCAGTTTCGCATCGTCATTGCCGCTCGTCTCCCGCTTTTCATCGCGTACAAGGTCAGTGGCGTTCTTCATCAGCACATACTGGCTGAATCCTTCCGCGCCGCCGTCCCGGTATGCCTCGTACTCCTTCTCGTTCACACCGCTCACGCCGTCGCCCACAGCGGCCACACCGCCAGCAGTCTTGGCTACCTTGTAGGCGTCCTGCACAAGCGCACTCTGCTGGTCTTCCGGCAGTTGCAAAAACATACTGTTCTGCCGCAACTCGTCAACCAGGTCATAGGCTGTCTGACCGTAGGCTTTGTCGTACGCAGTCTTTTCCTGCGGCGTCAAACGCTGCTCGGTGCTGTCGCCGCCGTCAAGGCTCGGCACGCTGACCGTGTACCCTCTTGCACTGCTGTTCTTCGGCAGTACATTCTTGTCTCCGGTACTCTTGTACAGTCCCTCTACATACTGGCTTACTTCATCGCCGTCACTTTCGGAATAGTAGCCTGGCGACAAAAAGTTATAGGCCGCTCTGGCAGCGTAATCGCTGGCATCTTCTCCGCTTGCCGGGGTAAAGTTCTTTTCCTCGTTGCCCCAAACATCAATGTACGGTTCGCTGCTTTGGCTCAAAACCGGGATCTTGTTTTTGGACTTCTGCCCGAAATAGGCAAAGTTTTTCGCGGCTCCCGTAAGCCCTGTATAGGTGCTGCGCCGGGTCGGGTCGATGGTGCGCGTCAGCTGTCCGCTCAAGGTCGGGATAGCCTGCGTAAAGTAGTTGCCAAAACCGCTTGTTAACAAGGTCGCTGCTTTTTCGCCGCCTGTCTGCGCATTACCCAGCTGGTCAACTGTGTTGTTCAGGCTCGAAAGATAGCTGTTGTCAATTACAGGGTCAAGCACGCTGGTACATGCGTTTAATACCTTGTCAACAACGCCTGTGCTGTTATCGTTGCGCGTGTCCCACATTTTGGCAAGATTTGCACCCACCATCATAGGCCCCGCCCAGTTGGAAAGCCAGTTGATAGTATAACTGTGCAGCTTGCCGTTTTCGTCCGTAAACTGTAAAGAGTTTTCCTGAGCTCCGGTCAAATCCGCCTCAGCTTTTTCCTCGTCCGTCATGCCTGGCACAAGATGCCCGGTACTCCACAGATATGCGCCAAGCCCGGCAATGGCGCTGCCGGTAAGACCTGCGCTGAATGTGTCCATTGCCTTGTTGATGTCTTTGCCTTTTGCAGCGTCATAGCCCATCTGTGCGAGCCCTTGCAGCAAACCGCCGGGACTGTATCGCCATGCCTGTATGCCAACGTTTGTGGGTGTCTTTACAAACGGTAGCTGTCCTTCTACCCACGCACCCAATAAGGGCACTTTATTCGCACTCTTCTTAGCGCTACCAATGAAATCTGTCAACACATTTGCTTCGTGGTAGGTGTTTACAAGCGCCTGTTGTACAGCGTAATCTCTGGCCTGTTCCAGCATCGCTTTGGATGCGTCATCGGTTGCGTCAAAAATCGCATCGGTTGCGCCGTGCGCTTTCAGGTAGCTGGCAAGGTAACGGCTGTAGTTGTTCTTTAAGCCTGCTACACCGATAAAGCCATTTTCGCCCATGCTCTTGGTTGCATCCTGCGCAAACTCGGCCGCTTTTCGCAGAGGGTTCTTTTCGCTAAGCGGTTTCGCAAAACTCAGCAAGCCGGATGTGCCGTACACATCGGCATCCTCCAGCATGGCACTGGACATCTGGTCAATGGTTCGCATCACGCGGGAATCAAATGTTTGTCCTGCGGTTCTGGCAGCTTTTGCAATTTCAAAGTTTTCGCTGGCGCCGGTCAGCTGCCGCCACCGGCTGTTTTCAGTATCGGCAAACGCACGGCCTATCAGGCTCCTGTCCGCCTTGCTTGCAGGGTTCAGATACCCTACTGTTACCTCGGTGGTATCATTGCCCATTGCCTTTGAAACGCGCTGCACAGCACCGTTCACGCCATCTTTTAATAGGGCAAGTGTGCCTTGCCCAACGTTGTTCACGGCATTTTTGATGTTTGTCACCGCGTTAAACAGCATGCCGGTATAGCGCATGGCGTTCCATTTATCCCAAAAACTGCCCTTTACATTCCCAGCTGCAATCGTGGCGATCTCATTCTCAATGTCAACGCGGGCTTTGCTGTCTTTGGGCAGCGTTTCCATCTGCTCGGCAAGCTGTTTGATGTTGGCAACCTGTTCATCACTCAACTGCTGTATGCCAAACTTAGTTGCGGCAAGGTCTTTCACCGCTTCGCCCATATACTCGTCATTGTAAGCGCCGCTGCGCAGCAACTCCAAGAACTGGTCTCGCGGTGCGTTCGCAGTTTTGTTTGTATCCGGGAAAATCTGCGCAAGGCGTTTCATGGCGCCATCAGACAATGCAGAATTATACATCTTTTCAATGTTCTGCACGACCTCTGCCGCCTGGTTGTCGTCAACGCCCAGATAATCCGTGATAGTATTTTTCAGACCGTCCAGCACTTTGGCTTTGCTTGCGTCTGATTCGCCGGATAACTTCTGGAATGTAAATTCAAGCTCTTCCTGTACATGGCGCACAGCTTCATTGAATACGCGGCTGTCCGCTCCTGCAGCGGCTTTCTGGTACTGCGTATTGCCGATTATGGCCTTTTGCAGCCGCTCACCCATTTCACCTCGCAGGGAAGTCGGTGCGTTGATTTCGTCCAAAAAGTCGCTTACAGTAGCCTGCATGCCCGCATCACTGCCAAAAGCGGCTTTGTTTGCAATGCTGGTATACCCACCGTCCACATTGCTCACCAGTCTGCGCAAAACGCGGCTGTCCGCTTTTTCCATCTGCTTTTGATAACCGTCGTTGTTCTTGATGTAGTTATACACATTATCAAAAACAGTCTGGCGGTATTCTGCCGGCGGATTCAGCGTCTCCATGATTTCGTGCGCCGCCATGACCGGACTGATGTCATTGCCGAATGCGCTTGCATCTGCAATATCGCCAACGGTAAATCCGGCACGGTTCAGCGCCGCGCGGAACGCTCTGCCATCGGCGTGCGCCTGCGCACCTGTCAACTGTTTGGAATTTGCAAGCACAGATTCCGCCGTTTTCAAAAAGCTGCTGCGGTATTCGTCCGGCACTTCCACTGCATCGGCAAGTCGGTTCGCCGCCCTACTGATTTCGGATTTGTTGCCAAACGCCGCACGGTCAGCCAGCTGGCGGAATGTGTCATCGTTTTCTTTCAGGTTCTCCGTAAAGGCTGAAAGCACCGTCTTGTTGCTGTACAAACTGCCTTCGTCTTTCACGTTGTCAAAAAACGCTTGCAGTCGGCTCGTCATATCAGGATTGTTTTTGTAGTTTTTCTGTGCGATGGCTCTTGCCTTGTTCCAAACAGTGGCATAATCGTCCTGCGCATCAAAGGCAAGGTTAAGTTTTGCTTGTGCAGTATAGCCGTTCTTTGCCCTTGCTCCCTGCGCAACGGGGGATTCTTTGGCAGTTTCAAAAAGCTGGTTTACGATCTCCTTTGCAAAAAGGTCGTCAGGGTCTGCTTTCTTCAGATTGTCCTGCGCATAGTTTCCGGTCTTTCTGGCAACCGCCCTTGCCCATGCATCCTCCGGGTTGTCCAGCACCGGTAATTCTTTAGCCGCGCTGGCAGCTTGCCCTGCGTTACCGTTTCCGGCAGCCTGTTTTCCGGCTCCAACGATTTTGGAAAGCTCGTTCGTAACGATTTCGCCCAACTGTGCGTTGGCTTCGCTGCGGCCACTCTCAACTGCGTTTTCAATCTCCGTCTGTGCTTTTTTAAAGGCGCCCGGGTTTTTCTTCTGGGCAGCATCGCGGGCATCGTTCAAAATACCCTCAATATTCATGACAGCTTTTTCGGGCGTTGTAAACTGCTTGGCGGATTCCAGTGTTCTTGCTGTCTTTGTCAATCCCTCACGCATCTTGCTACGCACAATGCGGGCCTGCGTGGCAGTCTTTGCGTACTCTGCCGTGTTCGGTTCAAGCGTGTTCAGCTTCTCATTCAGTTCCCGCAGGGCGTTTCCGGCAAGCGTTTCCGTCTCATCGTTAAAACTCCCGCTCGTGCTGTCTTTCACAATGCGGTCAATGGTGGCACTCAATCCCTCATTGCTGCGGATTTGCTGCGCATTAGCTTGTTGTTCTGCGTGGCTTACCCGCTGCACGGTATACGGCGCATTTGTTCCAAGAATATTCTGGTTTTCCGGCGTAAGCGTGTCACGGTCAATGTCCGTAACAGAATGCCCGCGCCCTGCATATTCCTGGTAGGGCATTTCTCTTTCTTTGCTGCCTACCGTGTTTGGATGTACGCTCTCACTACCGTTCAGCTTTGCCACGCTCTGCGCATTCTCCATAACGTTCAAACCCGGCACAGGCTCACTCGCAGCCTCAGTCGGCTGCAAAAATGCAGCGCCCCCGGCATCAGCCGAAGGCGCTGTGTTCATGGTTGGCATTGTAGCGTCACCGCGCTCATATACCCGTTTTACATAGTCAGGCGCATTCCGGTCGAAAGACTGCGTGTCTAACCAGTCTGCAAAATCCTCACCGCCAAGCGGTGCGTTGCCGGGGCCATCAAGGATACGATCCCGCATATAGTCTATGACGGTTCCGCGCATATCAGCATCAACCAAAGGCCCGGCTTTGCTCTGCTGCACAAGTCCCATAAGGGCGTCTGCCGCGTTGCCGTCCGGTATGCGGTTTCCCATGCCCATCATGTCATACACTTCCGTAACGGCAGTGTCGTAATCCACGCCATCTTTCAGCGAAAAATGCGTGCCGTTCTGGATATTGTACTGCGACAATGTTTTGAGGCCGCTGGCGTTCAGTAGCTCGCCCTGCGTCTGCGCATCGACCTTGATAGGCGTAGTTTTCAGATAGTCTTTCAGAATCGTTGCGGATTCATCCAACGGTTCAGCGTAATCCTCAGCCCTCACAATGCCAAGCGCAATGCTTTTGGCTTCCTCTGCAAGGTCTTCACGGCTTGCGCCGTTCTGCATCTGGCTATACAGAGATTCTATGCGTCTTGTGTAGGGACTTCTGCGGTCTTTTCCTGTGATTGTCTGCGCCCACTCTGCCACTGATTGAGCGTTTCGCGCATCATTGTTTTGTACTCCTCGTCCGAGCACACTCTCGGCGCCACCTTGCCAGCCTTCACCTGCTTGTCCAGAAAGTCCATCTCTAACGCTTCTGGATTGCAGTTCATTGCCTCCGCCAGATTCAGCATCGACCCGAATGTTTGCTGGAATGTTTTCTCCCAAGTTCTCATTTACAGCACCTGCCTTTGCTCCATTGTAACCTGCCTGCCCCTGCGCGTCAATCGGCAAACTGTCCGTATTTTGCAGCGCAAGTTTGGCTTCATCTCCGATTTCCTGCTGGCGCTGCAACACGGCGCGGCGCAACTGTTCGGCTTCTTTTTCCTGCGCACCGTTCAAATTGACCTGGCCGCGCAGTTCATCCAGTGTGTCAAGTGCGCTGCGGTTGGCCGCGTCTGGCGTGTTCATCTGCTGTATCTGCGCGGCAAGCCCGGTTGTGCCGTTGGCTTCCGGCTGCACAATGTTTCTTGCCGGTGCGGCGCTCTGCACATCCTGCACGGCATTGTCAGCTTGTTTCAAGGCATCCTGCGCAGCGTCACCCACTGTGCCTTTCAGCCTGTTGAACAACGCCCCGCCAATTTCCGGCAGTGCATTCATGGCAACGTTCCCGGCAATGTTCTTAGCTGTGTTTCCAGCAATTTTACTGGGGGTCAGGGCGTCGTCTACCGTCTGCCCATTGGCGATTGCCTCCTGCTGGGCAGAATAGGTGCTCAAATCATCCGCCAGCGTGGGCAGGGTGTCCAGTGCAAGGTCTGCGGTCGTGTCGGTCAAAATGCGTCCCAACGCATCCCCGGCACCCGCGCCAAAAATATCCCCCAACACAGGGATTTTCTTTGCCTGCCCCACAACGGCATTGCCCGCCTTGCCCATAGTCTGCGCAAGCGGCGTGCCCGCCATAGCGGTATTGAACAAGTTGTACTGCATTCCCTTTCCAACTAGCGTTCCTGCTGTCGCCGCAAGCGGGTCATAGGTTTTCGTGTCCTCCAAAGTCTTTGACAGCATCGGAAGTTCTGTCCCCAGCCCGGTTGCGTTGGCGGCACTCGCCATTGCATCACTTGCCTTAGCCAAAAATGGCACGCTGTCATACAGTCCGGCGGTAAACGCCTGTGCACTTTGCCCGGCTCCGTTCATCTGTGCTTTGCCGCGCAGCGCACTGTTCCGGTTCAGTTCGGCGTTCAGTTCGGCGGATTTTTTGGCATACTCTTCCTTGCTCAAATTATCACTGTTTTTGGCAAGGTCAAATACACGTTTCAGCCCGCTGAACCCGGTGCTTTTTGCACTCTTTTCGTACTGGTTCACCGCCGCCACTTCGGCGCTCGTCAGCTTGCGTCCCGGCGCGGCAAGCTCGGCGCGGTAGCCCGCATCCGTCTGCAACTTTTTCAAGGCTGCGGCGGTGTCCTCCTGCTGGCTCTTATAGTCGTTGCGCTTGTCCTTTGCAGCCTGCGTCTCTGCCGCACTGGGGGCACTTCCTGCGGCGGCGTAACTGCTACCGACAACTTTCCCGCCCCGTGTTACAGCGCGGCTCTGGGCGGGCTGCGCGGCGCTCCCACGGCCTATACCGTTCTGCTCGGCATAGCTCTTTGCGGCGGTCGTGCGGGTACCGGCTTTTTTCGCTTCCAGATACTTTTCCTGTGCGCTCTTTCCCTTTGGCTTTTCGCTCGTTGTCTCGTCTTTTTTCGTGTCCTCTGCCTTGGGCTTGCTGCCAGCCGTGCTGCCGCCAGTATTTGCAGTGCTGCCAAACAGCGCATCCATTGCCGCCCCTGCATCCTCACCGCTGGCGCTCCCGGTGCTGCTGCTGGATTGCCCGCTGCCCTTCCCGCTTCTGCGCCCGCTCCGGGCCGCTTTGGCCGCTGCTTTGGCCGCTGCCGCCGCTTCTTTCACTGCCTGTTTTTCGGCATACTGCTGTGCCTTTTTTTGCTGTTCGTACAGGTCGTTCGCTTGTTCAAACTTGGCTTGTGCAAGTTTCATCTGGCGGTTCAGCACATCATTGTTCAAACTGTTTTCCAGGCTGGCGCCCTGCACAATGTTTTGCAGGGTGTCGCTGAACGTGTCTTTCAGTACAGGCAGGGTCTTGTCGGTCGCATTCAGCAGCGCCGCGCCTTTTGCCCGCGCCGCCTGTGTTCTGTTCTGGCCCTCGTTCACCGTGCTGGCCTGGGCGTTTTTGTACCGGTTCAAGTATGCGTTCAGCAGCGCATCTTCCCGGTTGCTCACTTTTGCCATCTGTCAAGACCTCCCATATACAAAAAGTGGTGGGGCGGCTTTTCCTTTGCCGCCCCATTCCTTTATTCGTAGCTGTATTCCCACTGCCCGGTGCTGGTGTTGAACTTCTGTTGTAAGCGCGGCAAACTGGCGGCCATGTTCGCGTATCCCTGCATCAGGTTGACATAGTTGTTCGCGTTGTTCGCCACAAGGTTGCTCAAATTCGTCTGGTACTGGCTCAAATCGGCTGCGTCGCCGCTGGCCTTCTGGTTTTCCAGCTGGGCCATGTTGTTCTGGTAGGTGTTCAGCAAACTTGCCAGCTGGGCGGCGCGTTCGGTTTCCAGGGCGTTGCGGCTGCTACCGTAGTTGTTCAGCATACCGGCGGTC